CTACCCGAGATCCGGAACTTCGCCGATCTTTTCAAGAATGATGGGGTCGGCATACTCGCCCGCCTCGGCGTCAGCCGACTGGGCGAAGGCGATGACACCCAGACATGTCTCGCCAAGCTTCGCCGCGCGGCGCCTGGCTTCATCCTCGGACTTGTACGACGCAGGCGGCAGCGCTTCGACCCTGCCCCGTTTGCCGGTCACGAAGCCTTGAACGATGTACTGGGTTTCCATGCTGTCTCCTCGGTAGCCATGCATAGTGCCTGATCGTCGTCTCATCGACGGCGACCGGTCATTGCACATGGCAACGCCGTGATCGGAGAAGCCGCCCTGGTGCCCGGAGTGGGACTCGAACCCACATACCCTTGCGGATGAGGGATTTTAAGTCTCGGCAGATTCCGCATAAGAACGCCACTTCCCGATGATTTCCGGTCCGATTAAGGCTGGAACCGAGGTCACTTTTTACGGGATTTCCTAAATGGGTTTCGGTGATTGCGGACCGGGATAATCGCGGTCGCGGGCCCTGAGACGTCCCTGCGGGATGATCATCCCATGCAACGACACGCCCTGCTCCGCCCTCGCCCGGCGCGGTCCGTCGAACCCGCTGCCGGCGCGGCGTGGTCGTGGCCAACGGCTGCCCGCGCTGCTACCCGACCGCCGGCTGAGTCACCGGGAGCGCCGCCGCTTCTTCGCCGTGCGCGGATCGTAGGAAGCCGAGAAGGCGTCGTAGCGAGCCTTCTCCTCCGGCGTCAGCACCGGCTCAGCCGATCCCCTTCCGTCGTATGGGCATAGCCCAGGCGTCGCGGCGATCCGACCGAGCCGCGTGATGCGGGTGGCCGCGAACCGCTCGACCCAGGCGACCGCCTTGGCCTCTGACGGCGCAGGGAATGCCCCCTTTGGGCCGACCCACCACCTCACCACCCAGGCGGCCCCGTCCCGTTCGACCGACGCGATCGTGCCGCCCTGGTAGGCGGACTTGGCGAGGCGGCGGCCGTTGAGGGTGTTCCAGAGGATCATCGGCGCACAGTACGCTGGCCGAATCTCAGATTTGTGGACGGCGCTGCGGCGGTGCGAGAGGTTCCAGCGATAAGGCCTCGGCGCAGTTAGAATTGCCTTATGGACCCCATCGACGACAAACTTGACGATACGGTCGCTGACATCGCGCTCCATTCGGGCGCTATGTGCGACGCAGCCCTGGCCGGCGATTTTGAAGAGGCAAGGCTCCAGGCACAGATCATCGTGTCCAAGGCGGGCGCGGCCGGCCTTTCCGATTTGGCGTTGGCTGCGGCGGACGCCTTGGACCGGCTGGGCCCACAGGGCGGCGAGCCGAAACAGAAGTACGGACTCGGAATCATTGCTGTAGCCGCCGAGCTCACCAAGATCGGCTTCCGCTCCAAATGGCGTGGATCTTAAGACCTCGTAGGCCTGGGTCACGCCGGGATGGGCTCGACCAGTTCGGGCCCTTTGTTCTTCGGGGAGCCAACGGCCTTTGGCACGGGGTGGTACACCAGGTCAGCTTCCGGGATGACGCCCAGGGCCGCCACGGCCTCCTCGGGCATGCCGTCGCACCAGACCGCCCATAGGTCGGGCGGCACGATGACCGGCTGCCGGTCGTGGATGTCGCCGGAGACCTTGCCGGGCTCGCCGGTGACGATAGTGAAGGTGCGCACCCACTCCTCGTCCGGCGAGGGCCGCCAGGCTTCCCAGAGGCCAGCGAACATGAGGAGGTGCCCAGCCGGGTCGTGGATGAAATACGGCTGCTTGGCGCCGGCCTCGCCCTTCCATTCGAAGTAGCCGGACGCAGGCACCAGGCACCGGCGCTTCTTGAACGCGCCCGCGTAAGCCTTCGTCGTCCCCTCGATCAGCCCCTCGGCCCGGGCGTTGATCATCCGCGAGCCGATCTTCGGGTCTTTCGCCCAGGATGGGATAAGACCCCACCGATAGGGCTTGATGGCATACCCGTGCTCGCCGCTGGCCATGACCAGCGCCTTCTGGGTCGGCGCGATGTTGAACTGGTCGTCCCGCTGGTGGATCTCGCTGACGATGTCCAGCTCGAGCTGGCCGAGCACGTCCTTGGCCTCGCGGCTCAGGGAGACAGGTCCGAAGGTGGCGTAGCGTCCGCACATGGCACGAGGATACCCCCAAGCTTCGTTCGCTGGAACGAACGGGTGCGCGGTGGCATCATCCACGATTCACACACGGAGTTCGTCATGGAAGCAACGGTAGAAATCGCCGGCACCCCTTATGTCCTGCAATCGGACGACACCTATCTGGAAGCAGTTGGGGCCGTATTCGAGCCGGAGATGGTCGACCTGTTCAGGTGTTTCGCCAAGGGCACGATCCTAGATATTGGCGCCAACATCGGTTGCACAGCCTTGGCATTCTCGTCGATGGCTGAAACCGTGCATGCTTTCGAGCCTTCGCCGAGCACGTTCGCCCTGCTCGTCTCGAACACAGCCGTAGCGCCCAACGTCATTCCGCACAACTACGGCTTGGGCGCGAAGAACGGTTCCTTCGAACTGACATTCGCGCCGAACAACCGCTCGGGCGGCTATGTATCCGACCGAATGAAGGCCAGTGAGGGTCACACCGTCGAACGGATCGTTGTGAAGAAGCTCGACAGGATGTTGCGTTCCCTCAGCCTTCGCTCCGTTGACTTCGTGAAAATCGACGTGGAGGGTTTCGAGGCGAGCGTTATCAAGGGAGCGGCGAAGATGTTGAAGAAGTTCAAGCCGGTCGTCGCCATGGAACTGAACCACTGGTGCCTAAACGCTTTCCAGCGTACTTCGGTCCCCGACTTCCTTGATGTCATGCGCGCTGCTTTTCCGATCCTGTATGCCGTGCACGACGACACTTATCAGAACCTCCACGATCCCGACGAGAGCTACACCGTCATGCACCGGCACATCGTAATGATGAAATACCCGACGATCGTTGGCGCTTTTCATCCGCATCAAATGCAGACGTTCAAAAGCAAGTTCCGCCATGAGCCTGTGACGTAAGACTTACGATGGATAAGGGTAACTTCAAGCTCACATTTCGGAACGGATCGCATCGATCGGAGAGGCGATTCCGTAGCCGAGAGGAAGCGATGAGCGAAGCGGTTTCGCTCATCGAGGCCCTCGGCGCCCACCATGACGCGCGGTATTGGAGCGCCGGGTCAGAGGGCCTCGTGTTTGCGCCTAAGACCCACCGCTGGACAGTCGTCGTGTCACAGACCCGTATGGCCAACGCCTAAGCGTCAGACTGTCCCTCAGACCCGAGCGTCACATACGAAAGTGGCGCCGGAGCTATTGGCCAGTTGATCGATGCCTGCTTTACGTCGACTCGGTTCACCGCCACGCGAAATTGCTTCCAGGCCGTGAGCAGGGCTTTCTCCGCGGCCGTCGCAATATCAAGGTCGACGGCGTCCTGCAGCGGCGCAATAGCCTTCGCCGCCCCGTCGAGCAGCCGGTTGCGCGTAGCTACGTTTTCCGCCTCGATCTCTGCCTGTGTGGGCGGTGGCGGTGGAGCAACAGCCGGTGCCGACAGAACGCCGTCCGCATAAACCCAACCGATGGCCGCAGGTACGTCCGGCGGGACAAGGACCGCGATTTGCTCCTCGGGTGCCTGCCAAGTGTCAGCGTCTCCATCCCACAGGATCAGGTTAACAACCGTGCCGTTTTGAACGAGCGCGTACGTGGATGCCGTCATAAGAATCACCACTCCAAAAGAAGAACGCCGGGGCTTCCGGATCCGCCGGGCCCGCCAGGTCCGCCCGTGCTGTAAACAGGCCCCCCGCCTCCACCACCGGCGCCATAGCCACCAGCGCTCAGTCCGGGCAAACCGCCGCCCGCCGATTTGGCGCCTCGCGTGCATGCTGCGCCACCGCCGAACGGCGACGATCCGCCTGCGCCCGACATCCCCGAAAAACCATTGTCGCCGCTCGAATTAAGTCCGTCCGAGGAGTAGCCGCCATTCGGATACCCATTTCCACCCACTGCGCCTGCGATCGCACCGGAAGCAGCCCCTTGCGTTCCACCACCACCGCCGCCACCGCCCGCGAGAGTCAGCAAGCTGCCGACGGAGCTGACCCCGCCGTTCCCACCGATCTGCGCGCTCGTGGTCGCAACGCCCTGCGCTGCCCCCGGAGCGCCGGCTCCTGCCGCGCCAACGGTGATCGGTAGCACCTGTCCAGGAGTAACCGCCACCGGCGTACGCAACGCGGGCTGACCTGCCCCACCGCCACCACCACCGGCAGAAGCTGCTCCGCCGGTGTTGTTGCTTCCCGCACCGCCACCACCGCCACCGCCGCCGCATCCGGATACGTACAACGTGGTAACACCGGCCGGCACAACGAACGATCCCGATGCAGTGAAGCGCTGCAATCGGTTACCCATCAAGGCATATGCTTGATCGAACGTCATAGCCCAAGCCGCCCAGTCGTTAGGACTCGCCGCCGGCGGCTTGTTGACGTTCGCGCGCTTGGAAACATAAGCGTTTCCGGCGTACTGGATGTAAGCCCCCTGCGGGTAGTCCTCGGTCCCCGACCACTCGGGCAATCCGCGCTGCATGAAGTATCGAACGGCCTGATCGCCTCGCTTGGCGAGCGCATTGAACCACTCCATGGGAGGGAAGCCGCCAGTCTGGTCGAACGTAACGCCCCAGCCGCGAAGGATGTCGGGGAAAGCCTGCACCTCGCCCGCAAGAGCGGCTTCCGCCATGACTTTTTCGTCGGGGCGGTCATAAATCGTCATAGGAACCTCGCGAACTTTCCACCGTTGAAGGGTTTCGCGCCGGGCACGCCGTAGAAGCCGAAAGCTCCCTCAGCGACGGCGAGAATGAATTTGATTCTGACGCCCACGGGGCGAGGGAGAATGTCGAGCTTGGTTATCGCGTAGCGCGTGAAGTCGGACACGCCGCTCTCTGGCACAACCACGGTGAGCGACATATCGAACTGGTCGTACGCCCTGGCACCGCTACCGAAGATGAAGGCCAGCGCTGCCTCGATGTCCGGCATGGTGCCGGTCATGTAATTCCGCGTAACCCGGCAGCGGATCAAGAAGCGATAGTCGTCGTCATTGAGGACGACGGAGTCCGCGATCGGGTCGCCGTAGCGATACCACTTACCGCCGCCCTCGCCACTGACCCGAAACCCCTTGCCTCCCGACGCGCCTTCGAAGCCGAATAGTCCTCGCGGTGTCACCGTGGGCAACACCCGCGACTGGCCGACGTGCTTGCCAACGAGGTCAAGGTTCAGGCCGACGGCCGTATCGATGTCTAGCACGCTGCGAAGCGCGGAAAGTCCCGACCACGCATCCCCGAACGTAACCGAGAGTAGGTTGGCCGTCGCCTCCGCGCGAGGCTTCCCCTGGTACTGCCATATCAGCAGATCGCGGTAGCTCATGGCGCCACCACAACGTCGATGTCGGCAACGGCGAAGCGGGCGAGGCTGCGTGCGTCGATTGCGATGTTTGCCGTGCCCAAGGCCCCGTCGGCGCGACCGATGAGCAGCTCCGCAACCCAGAAACCAGGCACCGTATTGATCGGCGTGTAGAGCCTGCTGAGGAACACGTCTTCGCCGATACTGAATTCCAGCGAAGCGACGGCTGACGCGATGCCCGCTTCATCGATAGCCGTGAAGTTGGCGAGCCTCTTCACGGTGATCTTCGCCTGGCACGCGACGACCGTCGGCCTGTCGAAGCGGACGGGACGCGTGCCGGCTCCCACAGGGACGGCGACGATTTCATTCCCGCGCATGCTGGTGCCGGCCGTCTTGTTCTGACGAATAACCATCGCAATCGCAGCGTCGTCCCCACCATCGACCACCACGTTGATCCCGTGTGCTGGCACGCCGTCGGCGTCGACAACGCTGGTCTCGTTCTCTAGGCAAACCACTTGGCGGACATCGGGCAGCTCAGCGATCTTCGCCTCGATGGCCTCCGCGCTATTCGAAGCCGGCCGCGCGCGGCTTCGGAAGAACCGCGCACGCAGTTCCGGGTCGGCTTCCTCTTCCGTCCCCACTTCAGCATCCGAAAGCGTCGTGGCCGTCTGCCAGCCAAGCACAACCGTTTGGATCGCCAGAACCGTACCCGCCGACAAGGCGAACGCCCCCAGATCTTCACTGCGGAAGTCAGCGCGGGCGGACCCGTCAACGTTCAGCGTGACGCTGGAGACCGACCGCCAGCGAATGTTGTTCCCGTCGCTCACGACGGACCCGGCGGGGATGATGGACTGCGGACGACCGCTCAAGACCACGTCGCGCAGGTAACTGTAGCTGGCCAGCCTCCGGATAAGGCCGGCGTAGGCGGCGCGCTGCTCGAGCCATGCCCCCGCGGCATAGTCGGGATCCAAGGCGCGGTAGATCTGCTCGCCAAGCTCCTCGATGTCGGTCCGCATTTGCCCGATCAGGCCCACCATCTGCCCGTCCGGACTATCCGGATCCAGATTGATGTCGTTGCCGTAGATCGTGCGGAAGCCCGCCTCCAGCTGCGCCACGATGGCGTCGAGCCGCTCGGCGACATACCCTGCCGCCGTTACTTGTCCCATGGTCAGGCTCCGGTGCTGATCGTGGACTCGACACCGTAGATGTCGACGATCGTGGTGGTGATGTTGAGCTGCCGCGTCGTAACGTTGGGAGCCATCGAGAAAGCTATGATCTGGCTGACACCATCGGTGCGCAGGATCTGTCCCTTGACCTCTCGCTCGATGCGAGCGAGGTCCGCCGGACGCTCAATGAGCTGGAACCAGGGAAGCCCGTGGGCGAGGTCGAGGAACCAGTCGCCCCTGAACGACAGCAGCCGGGTCTTCACCCGCTGGCCTACCGATTCGGAGCGGTCGGCGTAACTGGCTCGGCCGGCGCCGAAGGTCCAGTCGCCCTTCCCGTCGATGCGTCGAACCCTCATTTCTTCGGCTCCCCGGATAGCGTCGTACCGGCTTGGACGCCAGTGGTCAGGTGATGCTCAAGGCTGACGCCGTCGGCGACGATGTCGCCCGTTCCCGTGATCCCGCCGGCGTACTCGATGGGGCAGTCGACGACCAGCTTGGTTCCGGCGATATGGACGACGCCGGCGGCGTCGATCTTCACGAATGCCGACCCGTCGAGTTTTCGCAGCGCTACCGCCCCGGCGTCGAAGCCTTTGACCACGTTGGGAAGCGAAGAAATACCTACCCTGGCCGTGGCGTCGGAGAGGTCGTGAATCCGGTAGTCCAGAGGTTCCGAGGGGTTGCCCGACGCCCACCACCCATCGATACACCGGTCGTGGAAGGTTAGCTCGCACTCGTCGCCAGGCCCCACGGGAAACGTCAGCACGAAGCCGCCGCCGCGCGGGAAGCTCACCGGTACGTCCTGAAGGACCGGCAACATCTGGGTCGTGCCGTCGACCATGATCTGTTTGATCAGCGGCTGCACGCTGGCCGTCTGGGCGTCGCCGTCGAAGCTGACGATCACACCAGGCAGCGCCACGCGGATGCGCTTCGCCGACTCGTCGGCGAACGCTGCGGCAGCGGCGCCCATGTCCGCGTTGTCCCACTCGCTATTCGCCACTGTGCTTCACCTTCTGAAAGACGCCGCCCACGCAGGTCACCTTGCTGAACCACTCGTTGCCCATGGCGTCACCGTCGTAATCGATGGTCGTCACCTTGAACACCCCGTTGTAAGCGGACACGACCGAATCGACCTTCACCAGGCCGCCCACACGGAGGTCGGGATTCACCAGGGAGGTGATCTCCAAGCCGGCGTCGGTGACCTCTGGCGATCCGATCATCCCGGTGGCTTCTGATAGGAGCACCGCCTCGTCGGCAAGAACCTGCTTCGCCGGCAGCATCACCAGTTCACCGTCCTGAATGGACCAGTCGGCGCCGTGGTTATTCGCCAACGCGGTCAGGTGATCGCGAGTGTTCCCGGACAAGACTTTGCCGCGCGGCAGCTTGCGCTTCGTGCTGAAGCCGGCTGGACCGGCCGAGATGCCTGGCATGGTCTTGGCGAGTTCCGCGAACACCTGCTGATCCGTCGCACCGGCTGCGAGCGAAAGGGAAACATGGGAACCCTTATAGGCCGCATCTCCGTCGCCGCACTCCAACTCCATGATGAAATCGAGGTTGTCCCGCACGGCGGACGGTCGGATGATGTCCCCGACGAAGATCTGCCTCAGCTCGCTGTAACCGGCGAACAGACGCGCCCGGGTGTACTGCTTGCTCACCAGCAGGTTCATGTGCTGCCGAGAGAGGTTCCATACGCGGATCTTCGCCGGGTTGGGCTTGGGATCGCCGGTTTTCTTGATCTTCCACGCCACCCGCAGGTTGTCGATCGCGATCCCGGCCGTTCCAGATCCCAGCTCGAGCCGGAATTGCCGCCCGAACTGTTTCATGGAGACACCTCGGACTTCAGCGCGACGTAGAGCAGGCACCGCGTGCCGAGGTCGGTTTGCACCATGGGGTCCAGCCCCACCCCGCTCTCGTCGGTGAGCCAGAGGAAGTACGGGACCGGTGAGCGCCACAGAATCGGAACGCCCACACAAAGCGCGACGCCCTGAGCCACCCATGCGTCATCGGTGACGCTGTAGACGTCGGCCGCCCAGTGCTGCCCGACCGAGTTCCATCGAAGCGTCAGCCGAATGGTCTGGTCGCCGACATCGAAGGTTTGTTCCTGCAGTGCATCGAGATCGGTAGGGATCAGCCACATCAGAACAGCCCTCCGACCTTCTTCAGTAGCGACTGGCGCTTGTCGCCGGCGTCGTCAGGCGAGGTCTTGCCTTTCTGGGACTTCGCATCGCCCTGGGCCGACGTACGGCCCTTCTTCTTCGCCGGTAGAGAGACGCCCTTCACTGTCTTCGTCTCCACCACGAACAGCTCGCGCGCCGTGATGACGAATTCGGCGGATCCGTCCATGGTCTGCCTGGCGGCCAAGGAGGTGATGAGCATGCTGGTGTAAAGCTGCAGCCCCGTCTGAACGTCGATGGTCCCGCCGCTCTTCTGCAACGCCTTCAGTTGGCTGTAGATACGGTTGACGCGATCTTCGCTCGCGGACAGGTCCGTGCCGGTCGCGTCACCGCCCGGCAGCCATTCGGCAATAGCTCGAGTGGCGCTCTGCGCCTTGTACTGAAGGATCCGTGCCTGGTCGACGTACGAACTCAGCTCACGCTGCGCGCGGACCAGCGTCTGCGGGGTGAAGGCCGCGACCGGGCCCGGCAGATCGGCACGATCGATGAGCGCATCCGCCTGGCCGATCAGCGAGTCGTCGGCCGTCGGCGCGGTGATCGCCGGCGGCTCATAGTCGACCACAATGCCAACGACGGTCACCTGCTGCGGGTCGATCACAGCGTGGTCTGCCACCAGGGCCCCCGACTCCACGGGGTTCTCCGTGACGGCCAGGTCCGACTGGTGGGTTTCCTCGGTCACCGCGTCGAGTGTGATGGTGCCGATCCGTCGGCCGGTGATCGTCGTCGTCGCCATGTCAGTACGCCACCGCGCCGCGCGCGTTGCGGGAGGCATACTGCGCCTCCCTCTTCAGGTTGTTGGCGGCAGTGTTGCCCGCCATCGTCGGGTCGTCCGTGCGCACATCCATCTTGACGTCCTGCTGGACGGTCACAGTCGTGCCACCGCTCGCGGCTACCGCGCCTGTGGCGGCGGCCTGCGCGGCCGTGCCGGAAGCTGCGGTGACCTTGTCGGCCACTGACTGGGTCACACCGTTGACGTCGTCGTTCACTACGCCCAGGGTCTTCCCGATGGAGCGGAAGAAACCTTTCACCTTCTCCACGCCAGCCATGATCCGGCCGACGGTCCGCTGCCAGAAGGCCTCGATCTTTTCGAAGGCGCCGGAGAAATTGCCCGTGACGACATCGCCGATGGCCCCGAACAGGGTCTTGAAGAAGTCAATCGTTGGCTCGAAGTAGCCCAGCATCTCGGCTACAACGTCGCTGGTCCGCTTCGAGATCCAGTCCCACGCCGCGCCGATCCATTCCTTGATCTGGTCGAAATTCTCGTAGATGACGAAGGCGAGCAGCGCCACCAGCGCGATGATCAGGCCGATGGGGTTGGACACGAACGCCGCTCGGAACAAAATGGTAGCCGTCCGCAACGCGGAGAAAAGCGGCCCAGTGACAAGCCCGACCAGCTTCGCTACGTTCAGGATGATCGCCTGGTAGCCGGCAACTACCTTGCCCAGCGCCAGGCCAGCGATCACGACCCCAAGGGCCTTGAACGCGTCTGCATTCCCCTCGATGAAGCCCTGCGCCTGCTTGGCGTAGTCGATCAGCTTCTGCCAGAAGGGACCGAACTCGGAATCGCCTCCGTCCATGTAGGTCATGAAGTCGTCGACCAGCGCCACGACGCCGACCAGGGCTGCCGCGAGCAGCACGAACGGGTTTGTGGCAAAGATCAGCGCCAACGTGCTTCCCAGCGCGGTCAGGACCGCCTTCCAGCCGATGGTCTTCGATATGACCCGGTCGATGCCGCGGAAGAAGTTCCACAGCGCGCCGCCGGCGGACACGAGTATGTCGACCAACTTTCCGACCCCGTCCCGGATCACTTCCTTGTTCGCGATCAGGAAGCTCTTGAGCGTATTGATCAGCTTGATGAAGGTCGGGGCGAGACCGACGGCGATGTTGGTCCGAACGGCGTTCTGGACCATGCGCAGCCGGTCCATGGCGTCGTTGTAATCGCCAGCGGCGTCCGCCCCATCGGCCGTGATAACGCCCAGGTCGTGGGCCTCCTGATAGAACTTGGCCAGCTCGTCGCGGCTCAGCCGAAGGGTCTGGATCATCGACGCGTCGATGCCCAGCTTCGCCAGGATCGACTGCTGCTGCTGGGCCGAAAGACCCTTGATCTTGTCCTGCACCTCGCCGATGACCTGGCTCACGGTCTTCACGGAGCCGTCCGCGTTCTTCGCCGACATGCCCAGCTTCTGGAACGTCATCGCGCCCCGGCCGAGGCCGTTGGCAGCCTCACCGATGACCTGCGACAGGCCTTCGATCGATGCCGAGGCCTTTTCCACCGACGATCCGTTGATCTGCGCCGCGTAGCCGAACTCCTGAATGAATTCCAAGCTCGTACCGGTGCGGTCCGCCAGGTCATTCATCTCGTCCAGCGCGCCGAGAGCTTCGCCGACGAAGTCGTTGATCTTCGTCAGCGCCGCGCCGATAGCGGCGCTGGCCGCGGCGGCCACGCCACCGAGTCCGGCCAGGCCGCCGGCAAACTTGGCAATGCCGGAGTCGTCGACCAGGGCGCCGAGACGTACGAGGAACTCATCGATGATCATGTGGTTTCTCGGTGGCGGCGCGCTGCATCTCGTCCCACTCGGCGATGGCCGTGTGGAAGTCGCAGAGGTCGGAAAGGCTGTACACGGTCTTCAGCTCGTGCAGGGTGCACAGCTGCGGCCGGCGCATTATTGGGGCGAAGATGAACCAGTCTGTTCCGTGCTCTGGGCCTTCTTCTTGGCGGGCAGCAGATCCTGCAGCATCGCCATGCCGCCAGCGAAAAAATCGGTGTACTGGTACTTCACCCCCTGCACCAGCACCGGAATCAGGTGCGCGCGGTGCTTGTTGAAGTGGGAGTCCAGGCTGTCCTCGAGTCGGTAGGGTTTGTCGCCGCCCGAAGGCTGCACCGCGGTCGAGGCGAAGACGATCGATTCGATCTCGGCAACGGCAGGTTCGCCGAGGTTCGCGAGAAGCGTACCGATCGCGACCGAGGTCTTCCCTTCGTGGTCGCCGGCCTTGATTTCCTCGACGTCCACGCCCTTGAGGAGCGACGCGGCGCGCTTCAGCGCCTTCCACGACGCCATGGCGTTGGCCGGGGTCATGACGTACTGGACGCCGTCACGGGTAAAACGCAGTTCGGATTCCATCAGTTACCCAGCCCCCTTTCGAGCTTGATATCGAGCTGGACGAACACGAGCGTCCACGTCTCGGGGTTGTGGCCATTGCCGCGGGTAAAACCGGGCGGCGTGGTGAAGTAGCCCTCGACGCCGGTCACCACGTCCTCATTGAGGAGGTCGCGGATCGCCAGTTCCACGGGGCTGAAAGCCTTCAGCGAGTTGCGCTGCTGGGCCATCAGGCCCGACAGGTACTTGTTGTTGGCCGAGTGCTGCTTGATCTTCAGCACGGCCGTGCCGGACTTGTCGGGGTTGGCGACAAAGACGCCGGTGCCATTGGCGCCGACGGTGAGCGCGCCGGCGTCGGTCGAATACTTCACATCGATCACGTCCGAGCCATCGGACCAATCGTCGATCAGGACGCCGTTGATCAGCACCGAGACCTGCTTGGGGTCAAAACGAGACATGCGGCGCTCCTTAGCGGTCGAAGTTCACCAGCACGTCCACGGAGTGGGTGGCGCTGGCCAGTTTGAGGGCCGCCTGGATGGGCGGAGCGTGGCGGGCTTCGCGGTCGGCGGTCGAGAGGTTGTCGACGGTGTCGGCCCAGACATAGAAGCCGTCATCGAGGCGATCGCCGGTAGCGAGCGAACCGAAGCCGTCGCCGTTCCAGACGCCCGGGGCAAACGCCCCGTTCTTCACGCCCTCGCGCCCCACCTTCTCCACGCGCGCGATCAGCTTGTGCGTACCCGCGTCCGTCAGCGGGATCTTGGTCGGGCTGCCGTAAAGCGCCGCGAAGACCTCCTTTTGGGCGGCGTCGACGAACCAATCGAGGATATGGACCTCGTCGAAGAAGCGACCGCCGATCATGGTGCCCTCGGCCACCATCGGCGAGTCATCGAAGTAGGCGTAGAAGTTGATACCCAGCGCGCGGCACTTGTTCGCCTCCGTCAGCGTGAGATCGTCAGCAGCCACGCCGGGCAGCTGCTTGAACTTCAGCGTGATGGTCGAGTTGTTCGCCGCGAAGTTCACGGACAGAGCCCGGGCGAGCATCGACAGGACACCGTGGGAGTCCGTCTTATCGTAGAGCGCCGTCGTCCGGTCGTTCTTCTTGTCGAAGAGGACACGGAACACGTTATCGAGGTCATCCTCGATCTGGTCGGCGTTGGTGGTCGTGAAGCCAATGACCTTGCCGGGAGCCGCCTGGATCCAGTCCGAGGCAGCCTCGATCTCGTCGTCGGTCAGGCCCGGATCGGCCACCGCGGCGGCGTACCAGCCCGGGTTGACGTCCTGAAGGGCCGCGAACGCTTCGGGCAACGTCTCGGCAGGGATCACCACTGCGGCGCTGCCTGGCGTCGCGGAGGCCTGCCCGTCCTGCAGCATGAGCAGGGCGCCGATGAAGGTGCCGTTTCCGCCCTGGTCGGTCACGAAACCGATGTTACTTGCCGTTCCGCTGGCCGTCGCAGTGACCACGAAGCGCTTACCGACCGCATCCCACGTCACCGTGGTGCCGGCCACCTTCGCGGAGATGAGGGCGGCGACCGCCGGCATATCCGCTGCGCCCGAGAAGTCGAGCGCCGTCGCGTTGATGGTATTGGCGCCTACGGTGATGCGGAAACGACCGTCAACGATCGCCTTGAAGGCCGCGAGCGTCGTCACCACGACGCCGCCGCGCAGCACCGACGCGGTGGCGGCGATGTTGCGCTGAGCCTTATTCCACCGCGCGATGAGGATCTGTTTGGGCTTCGGGGTCTGCGCCCAGAAGCGTTGGGTCGCCTGTGCGGTCTGCGAGTTCGTATCGAACAGGGCTTCGATTTCCGCCTGGCTGGCGGCGTAGACGTAGCGACCGGTCGCGCCGGCGAAGGGTTCGCCCGCCTCGGGCGTGAAGAGGGCGAGCAGGCCGAAGTCACGTCGCGCGGCGGACACCGGCGGCACGTTCAACTGCACGTTGACGATCTGGGAAAGGGGCAGCGACATTACGTGCTCTCCATGGGGATGATGTCCACCGAGCGGGTCAGCCCGGTGTCGGTGTGGGCCTCGACACGCGCCTCGGCGATGCGAGGCTGGTCGGCGACCACGGTGTGCGTGTGGGAAATCTGAAGCTCAACGCGGGCGCGTTCCTCGTAGCCGGCGCCGACAATGGCGCTGAGGTCGAGAACATCGCCCGTGTCGACAATTCCGCCGCCGATGGCTTTCATGCCGTCGAGGCCGGCCGACGTAGCGAGCACGGATCTCAGCTTGAGCATCAGCTCGTACGCCTCGGTTCCGTAGGCGTTGATGCTCACGAACGAGCGGTACGAGCTGCGCACAGTCTCCGATTCGCTCTCGCCATCGAAGGACCGCGTTTCGGTTCCCAACGGCTCGGTGCGGGTGCGGTAGACCGTTACGAATGGCTCTCCGCCCACCGGTCCTGCCTGCTTGGCAGGCCGGACCGTCCCGTCAGGTAACGATAAAAGACGTCGCACCAGGTTGCGCAGTTCCACCATGTCGAACCGCGATGCCGTTGTAATAGCCATATTCCGACCAGTCCGAGAGCTGCGACAGGCGCCACGTATGGCCCTGGTACTCGATGAGGTCACCGATCCCGACAGGGTCGAGGCTCATCACCTTCTTGCATGGCAGGTGCCGTTCGCCCTCGTCGAGCAGCTGCAGGTCGTCCGGCTTCACCGGATGAACGATGGCCACGGCCGTGCCGGCGGCGTACCCCTGCGACCAGGTGCCGTCGGGCAGGTATTCGCCCTGCCCCCGCTGAACCGCGATGGTCTGCGCGAACTCCGGGTCCGCGAAGACCTCGCTGACGTCAATCATCGCGAACCTCGAAGGTGATGGACTGGATGACCTGGCCGGTGTCGATCAGCGGCTTGCTCGACCCCTTCCGCCGGATCGTTTCCGGCTTCAGGGGTGCGAGGTCGGCCTTTCGGATCGTCATCTGCACGTCGCCGGCGGCGACCGCGCCCAGAATGCCCAGGGCTTGCGCCACGGACATCTCGCTGCGGACCACCTTGCGGAGGTTCTGCGCGTTGAGCTTCCGGTACTTGGCGAGGTTCTCGCGGATCGAGCGGCGGACGACCGAACGCTCCGGAATGCCCAGCTCGGGAGCGCCGAACTCATGCACAGCGAGGATGCCGGCGGAGCCGATCTCGTCGTCGTCCGTGCGCCCGTCCTTCGCCTCCGGGATGCCGACCATCACCGAGTGGCCGGCCAGCTCGGCGAAGCGCCTCGTGAGGTCTGCGAACTTCTTCGGGTCGATGTCCTTGACCACCGTGACGGGCTTCATGGCGCCACCACGGCGCCCATGCCAGCGAGCTTGCGCAACGCGAGGAAGCGCTGGCCATACACGCTGGATGCAAGCCAGACATCCTCGGCCGACCCGGCCGCCGGGGCCGCGTAGGTCAACTGGATGTCGCCGGCCTTCTTCGAAGTCACCGCGCCGGCGGCGCCAGATTGGCCCCGGCCCGATGCGGTCGAGCCCTTCAGGAAGTGCGCGGCAAGCGCGGCGAGGCCCTGCGTGTAGAACCGGCCCCACCGCGCTTCGGACAGCCACGGCCCGGCATCATCGATCGCGACCTGCACCTGGGCGTTCGACGCCGACGCGACGACGAACTCAGGGTATCGGACCCGGAACGCCTCCACGGTCAGCGTCGCCACGGTCAGGTGCCCGAGCCGCCGCCGTTACCGCCAGCGCCCGAGCCGGACCCGGCGCCACCGGTGTTGCCGGCATTTCCGGAACCACCCGCGCCGCCAGCCGGCTTGTCGGCCTTGTCGGCCTTCGCCGCTTTGACCTCGACCAGCCAGCCGTCATCGAACCAGGCTTCGACCGCCGGGTTCTTCTTGTGTTCCTTGAGCGCGTCCGCTTCGACCTCGGCCGTGCCGCCGTCGCGCGGGATGATCACGTCACCGACGATCAGATCGCCGAGACGGTTGTTTTTCATGGTGACTTTCGCCATTTCGATGCTCCGGAAACGACAAAGGCGGCCGTAGCCGCCTTTCATCGCATCGTGGTGGTGGGTTTACAGGCCGTCGACGTAGAGAGCCGACTTCGGATAGATGAACTCGACGCCGCTGTACTTGTACTCGCCGGGCACCTCGAACAGCAGGCCATTGGCCTGCGGCGGCAGGAACTTGATCGGCATCGGCAGGTGCATCTTCAGCTTGCTCGGGTTCTTCGTGTAGATCATCGCGCGCTTCGTGCCGCCGGCGCCCGCGGTGTCGAGGTCGTAGCCCGTGCGGATGTCGAGGTCGATGTTCTTCTCCGACTTGGCGATGTTGTTCGCCTTGACGTACTGGAGAAGGTTCATCGTCGTGTTCGGCACGCGCGTCGACACCATCCACGCCATGACCGTACCGGGCAGCAGGACGGTCGTCGGCATCTCGACGTATTTGCTGTTCGTCCAGATCTGCGTGATCAGCGCGCTGAACGCGGCGTTGACCACGTCCGGATCCTTGCCGATCCAGCCGGTGACGCTGGGCGCCACGACCGGGACGTACGGGTTGTTGAAGAGACCGGTCAGCTCGGCCTCGCCGAACAGCGCCACGTCGTTGATGTGGCGCTCGTACGCGTCCATGGCGGCTTCAGCGCGGGCGGTGTCGAGCGGCTTGCGCAGGAACGCCGACTGGCGAAGCTCCTCGGTCGAGTAGTCGTAGCCGATGACGCCCAGGACGACCGGCAGGGTCTTCTGCGCGTAGGCGACGTCGACCTTCGGGATGTCCTTGCCGCGGCCGCTGTGGCGCTTGCCGCGACCGGCGTAGTCGTACATCTCGTACACGACCGAGGTCGCGTAGTCACCGGCCGACGTGTCGATCGGCACCAGCTCCTCGTACTGGAGCGGCTGGTGTTCGCGCTTGTAGACGGTCGACTCGACATGCGCGAGCTGCGAGACGACGAAGGCCATGGCCTCCGGCGCGTCGGTGGTCAGGCCGGGGGAGCCGGCGAGCGCACGCGCGACCGCGTCGGTCACCTGCCGGCGGCGGAGTTCGATGTGATTCATGGGCAGGATTTCCTTACTTCACGATGCGGATGACGCCGAGGCCACCGGCGGCGGTGGTGCTCACCCAGACGGCAGCCGGGAAAGCGAAGGTTTCGTTGGCGACGGTCACCGAGCGCGCAGCGCCCAGGACGCCGGCACCGGCGTAGCGGACGAAGACGGGGTCGTCGGGGTTGCAGCCGTTCTCGCAGACGACGCGAATGCGGCCGATTTCGAGGGCCGGGACCATGGCGTTCTGGAGGTACAGGACGTTGCCGGAGATGTCGGCGACGCCCACCGAGTGGCGAACGCTGACGCCCACGACCTTGTCGCCGGCGGCGCCGGGCAGCTTGCAGGTATCGGCAGCGGCACCGCGAACGACGAACAGACCGAAGTCGATGCCCGCGGCACCCTCGTTGCGGTAGTTGAAGATGCTGTGGGTGTTGAGGTCGAGAACCTGGCCGGCGTAGCCCTCATCGAGGAGGCGACCGCCGTAGGTGCTGAGATCGGGACGGGACATGGGTTGCTCCTTACTTGCCCTTGTAGGCGGTGGTCAGGCGGTTGGCGTAGGCCGCGCGCGGGTCTTCCGCGTCGGCGACGGCATGGCGCTGGCTGGCGAGGGCGCGGGCGACCGCATCGTCGACGCCATCGTCGGTATGCGACGCGGCCGGCGCCGCGGCGGACAGGACGTTGAACGCCGTGTCGACGTGCGCCTGGTCGGCTTCGGCGGGGGCCTTGCCGCCGAGCAGCGCGTCGAGCATCGGCTTCTGGGACGCGTACGCGGCGACCACCACCTCGCGGCGAATGGCGGCCAGCGGCTTGCCGTCGGTGACGACCGCCGGCATCAGGCGCTTGGCATCGCCGATGACCTTGGTCGCGGTCGCGATCGCGGCGTCGCGCAGCGACGGATCCTCGTCGGTCGAGGTGGCCTTGGCCAGTTCGGCCTTCAGGCGAGTGATCTCCGCAGCCATCTGCTGCGGGGTCATGTTCGTGCCACCGACGTCGGTCGGCGCGGTGGCCGTCTCGAGGTCGGATTCCAGCTGGCCCACCTGCGCGTTGGCGGCCTGGAGCTTGCTGGCGATGCTTTCGACGGCGCTGGCCTCGGTCTCTTCGAGCTCGAGGTTGATGCCGTCCACGGTAATGCGGCGCTTGGCCATGGGTGGTTCTCCCGTTCGGGGTTGTGGTTTGCTGTCCGACACCCGGCAAGCAGGGCCGCAGCGGCCGGCGTCCACGATGGCGACGTGGTTGCCGCGGATGTGAGCCTGCATGGCGTCGAACGGTTGCCCGTCCGCCGTCGTGCCTGGCTTGTCGATGTAAGCGGCGTCGTAGCCGGCCGATAGCTCGACCTTCCCCGACTTGATCTTGTCGATCGCGCTCCGCTTCGTGATGCAGAGGTCGCAGACGAGGTAGTCGCCCTCTCGGCGCGGGTTGCGCACGAAGCCGACGGCGTACTGCCCCCAGTTGTCGGCGGTGACCGCCTCGCCCGGGTGGTCATCGGTGATCGGCAGCCCGTCGAACGAGGCCATGGCCTCGGGATCGAAGACCTCCGACTCTGGCCGGTAGACGACGATGGTCCGATTCGGATCGCCGTCCAGGCCGATCTCTTCGGCGAGGTACTCCTGCGTGCCCACGCGCGCGATGCGCGCCGGCACAATCAGGTAGCCCTCGGCCGTCATGCGGCGGGCACTGAGAAGATCGAGGGTCAGCTTCATTCGTCGTCGTCTTCGATCTTCACGTAGGGGATAGCCACGCACCGGCAGTTGAAGTCCTCGCCGGGGTGTCCCGTGTCCGCCGGCGGGTCATCCCACCGGTAGACCTTGCCGTCGTGCTCGGCGTGCGTGTCGCGCACGCGCTCGTCGCCTGACGTCTGCCAGGTGTATTCATCCAGGCCGAGTTCGGTGTGACGCGCTTTGGTGATCGCGCTATTCATCTTCGCGGTCTGGTCCCGCGCGATGAACTTGGCGCGCGATTCCGTCGTCTCGGTGATCGCCTCGATGTCCTTGGCGAGGTCGGAGGCACGGCGACCCTGCGTGACGCCAGACAACACCGCGTTGCCGATCTTGTCGAAGTAGGTGCTGTGCACCGACTTGATCAGCTGGACGTTCGCCGCCTTCGCCAGGTTGATCGTGGCGCGAACGTCGGACATCGCCATCAGGGGCGTGATGTCCAGGCCGAAGGCGCTGCGAACCGAGCTGACGATGGTGCCCGTGGCCTGCTTGTCGACACGGCCAGCGGCGGCCGAAGCAACCCGGGAGGCCCACTGGTCAAGGCCACCGAAACGCTTTGAGGCGTTCGACAGCGAACGCTCCACCGCTTCCGCGAAGCTGACACCGAATGACCCGCCGCCATCGGCCGGGGCATCTCGCGTGAGCGTCGGCTCCGACCGCAAAACCGGCAGCAACTCCGCCTTGACCGCGGCGTGCATCTGCTCGACCAGGCCGAGTAGATCAGACCGGTAGGAGGCCTCCACCGACCGGCTGGGTCGGGTCGGCCGGAGCTTTCGCCGGCGGACCTTGCGGCCCTGGTGCCGGAGGAGTTGTGGAAGGGTCAGCATCAGGGTCGTCCACTGGGCCAGCCAACTGCTTGGCCAGCTCCACGTCCTTCGGGGTCATCTTCGAGTAGGTGCCGTTCTCCAGCAGCTCGGCGGCCACCACGCCCTCCGACACAACGCCAGCGGTCAGGTACACCTGGTCTCGATCGGCTCGCGTCTTCTCGAGCGTGGCCTTCTCGGTATCCGACATCTGCCAGAGCGGGTTGAAGGTGGTTTCGAGGTCGTCTGGGTACATGCCCAGGCTGGCCCTGAAGATCACCTCGTCAAGCAGCTCCAGCGGTGGCAGCAACTTGTCTTCCTGGTCGGAGCTGATCCGGTCGTAGTAGTTGCGGGTGTCGCTGTCGCCACTGGCGTTCATGCCGTCCGGCGACTTGCCGAAAAGTCGGGTCGCGGGGATGTCGGCGCCGCCGGCGATGTCGCTCATGAACTGCTGGATAACGTCCTTCACGCCGGCGAAACTGTTGGTCTTCTGGCTGTGATCGTCGTTGCCGTCGATCAGCAGCACGCGGTTGAATGATTTCATCATGGCCGCAAGGCCGAAGCGCTTCTTCACCAGGTCCGTGCCCTCGTCGGTCGAGAGCATGTCGCCGAGGCCGGACACCTTCAGGATGTCCACAACTGCCTCGAAAAACATCGAGGCCGTGCCCTGCGTCACGGTGTCGTAACGCGTCAGCGAGTCGTACAGGCGCTGCAGGACCGAATCGTGCCAGTAACCGTTGGTCGCGAACTGCTGCCAAGGCAGCTCCGCGCCCTGGAACTGGATCATGCGGGTGTGGTGCACCTCAAGCGAGGTCCCGGCGATGCGGAACGTGTCCGGCTGGCCGAACATCTCGCTGAGCGGGTTCTGCACGACGCTACCGCTGCCGCGGGTCGCCCGGTAACGGTCGAGCACGTGAAGGGAGACCTGCGCGCCCTGCTGGATCGTAGAAGGGTCCAGAGGCTCTTTCGGATCCTGACCCTTGATATGGACGAAGATCGCGGCACCACCGTAGAGGCGGCCCCATGCGATCGCGTCACGTACCTTCGCCTTCAGCTTAAGGCGCTTCTCCAGCGCGTAGAAGGGTTTCATCTGCTCATCGCTGAGCGCCGTCTTGCGCGTCACCCACGCACGCGTCATGTCCGACGCCGGGATGTCCACGACCTTGCCGGCGAGCCAGTTGGTCCGGTACAGCGTCTCCAGCTCGGACTGGTCGATCACCCGGCCCATGACGTAGCGGCCATAGCTGGCCTTGTCGCGGGCGTCGCCCAGGCCGGCCACGAGGTTCTGAAGGCTGTCGGACGTTGAGGTCCGGGCCTTGTCCGACGTTGCCGCGGCGGTCTTCTGTCCGCCACGGCGGTTGCGTCGGCTCATACCCAGCTACTCCAGTCACTGCTGCCGTTGGCGAGCATGTCGTTGATGGCGTCGACCATCGGGTCGATCTGGTCGTCGTGCTCGTGCGTGTCGTCGGCCGTGAAGGCCTCGCACTCGCCCAGGAAGTCATTGACCCAAGGCGCGTCGGCGGGCACCAGCACGTATCCCGACTCGATGTAGGACACCACGTCCATGACGCGCGTCAGCTTGTCGGTGGTGCGCTGGATACCCTCGACGGGGATCGGCCCCTTGCCCGGCTCGCCCTTCTTGATGTCCTGAATCAGGCCGGTGCCGCTGGCCTTGTCCTCGATCATCAGTTTGCGCAACGGCGCGCCGACCTTGTGGTCGTACGGCTTGTGCTTGGCCCAGAAGTCGAAAGCTCGGCGCCGAAGCTCCGGCGCTTCCCACTTCCCGCGCAACAGGTCCAGCAGGTACAGCTTCCCGTCGTCGCCAAGGCCGACGCAGAGGAAGACGCTGTAGTCGTTCCGCTCCGCCGTCTTTTGGGCCGTGTCGGCGAAGATCTTCCGCGCGACGATGCGGGGCAGGACCGACCAACGCCCGAAGGCAGCGGTCTTGATGATGTCGCCACCCAGCGCGGTTGGCCGCTGCTGATACTGCGCGTTGAACACGAAGCGCGAGACCTTCGCGCCGTCCTGATCCGCCCCGGCGCCCTTCTCCATCGCCAGCAGGTCGTCCAGCGGCTCCTTGTAGGGCCAGTAGCTGAAGCGGCCCTTCTCGTCTCGATCGCTGCTGTCGACCATCTCCCGGATGTGCTCCGGCAGATTGGCGACGTAGGCGTCGTCGATGAGCGCGGGGATCACCACGTGGCGCCACTCGCCGGGCAGGTTGCCTGCGGCGATGAAGCCGGAAACGTCCTGATCGGCCAGGCGCTGCATGATCACGATGATCGGCGTGCGCGGATTGGCCTTTCGGCTCTTCACCGTCGAGAGCAGGCGGCGATTGGCCGCCGACCGCTTCGGCTTGCTGTAGGCGTCCTCCGGCTTCAGAGGGTCATCGATGACGATGGCGCCCTGCCAGCCGTCATCCATGTGGCCTGCACGGAAGCCCGTGATCTGGCCGCCCAGGCTGACCGCGTAGACACCGCCGGCCTTCCTCCCGTCGACCACGACGTTCCAGCGCTTCTTTGCCTTGGCGTCGTCGGCAATCGCCAGCGGCCACAGCGCCTGGAACTCGTCGGACTGAACCAGCTCCTTGGCGGTCTGGGAATTTAGCAGCGCCAGGTCGTCCGAGTAGGAGATGTGCAGGAACCGCGCCCGATGGTTCCGCGCGAGGCCGCGCGCCATCAGGTTGATCGCCACCATCTCCGTCTTCGACGAGCCCGGGGGCACGTTGATCACCAAGTTGAGCGTTTCGCCCGAGATGACCTTCTCGATCTCCTCGGATAGCAGCACATGGTGCCAGTTGACGCGGAACTTGATGCCCTGCCGGTGCTTGAAGAACACCCGGGTGAACATCAGGTGGTCCCGCTCACACTCCTGCTTCAGGACTTCCCGGTAGACCGGATCGTCAGAAGTCGGCTCGGAGCCTGGCGAGAGCGGTTGCGACTTGCTGCGCATCGACTGCTACCACCTGACCACCACCCGGCTGGCCTTCGCCCCCGGAGCCTATGTTGTAGGCGTCACGTTCCAGCCCGATGAGCTTGTGCAGCGTGTCGCCCAGATCCTTCATCGTCTTGGTGCGGCCAGGCAGGCTGGTCACTGCGTGATACAGCGCCATCATCTTGTCGGACAGGCCGCGCTCCTCGTCCGTGCCATCTAGCACTTCGCCCAACTGGTCGAGCAGTTCCCGGTTCGACGTCTGGAACTCCAGCTCGGCCAGCAGGCCCATGGCCAGTGTCCGGGCCCGGCCAATGTCCTGCCGATGCTGGAGCCTGACGTTGGCGATGACCTCGGCATTGGCCTCCACGATGACCCGGTCGGTTACCGCTCTCTCGGCGGTAACTTCACTGGTAACCGTGCGACTGGTAACCAGCGCATCGGCCTTGGCCTTGATCCTCGCGTTGAGGTCCCGGTCCCATCCGTCCCGCTTGGCACGCTTGCCGATGGCGACGTGGGACACGCCCTGCGCGGCTGCTATCTCTCGGACGGAGAGGAGCCCCGCCCTGTAGTCGGCTTCGATGCGCTCCCAGTCAGGTGCCTTTCTGCCTTCCGTTGCCATGAGCCGTTGCCTCGCCAGTCTTAACAACCACGCCTCGGCGCAGCACCTTGTTCACCTTGTCCCAATCGGGCTCCATGCCAGTCGCCTGGACCAACCACGTCAGGGCGACCATGTACGGACGCACCCACCAGCGGAGCCGAACAGCGGTGGTTACGCAGATCGTCGCCATCAGTTCGCCAGCTTGCAGTCACCGGGTGGCGCGTCCTTACTCGCCGTGCTGATCCACCAGACGAGGCAGCGCAGGCGCGCCGCGCACTTGTCGTAGGCGACCTCGGCCCGGGTCTTGTTCTCTTGGATGTCCCCCACCACCAGGGTGGGCTTGAACACCGGGGCCTCGCACAGCTTCAGCAGGCCCTCACCGGGCTTGGCCGTGTCCACCACCGTTCGGGTCGTGACCACCGGGTCCGGGGCACGGGGTGCCGTCGAGCACGCAGCCAAGAGCAGCAGGCACGGCAGTGTCCAGTAGGGCTTTCGCATCCGCATTGCTCTTCTCCAGCTCAGCGAGCTTCCGGCGAACGGTGTCGCCCTTGGTGTCGGCCTTGGCCAGCTCGCCCTGCAGCTCGCCCAGCGCCTTGCTGTCGATACCGCGGAGCCGCTTCAGTTCGGCGATCGCGTCGTCCTGGTCCTTGTTGGCCTGGACCTGCGCGGATAGGTCGTGGCTGACGCCACCCAAGCGTCCGGAGAGGTCGGTCACGCTGTTGGTCAGCGTGCTTACCGTCTCCCGGTTGGTCCACCAGGTGGCGACCGACCAGCCGGCCAGCGCCACGAACCCGGCGATCAGGGCGTACTCGATGATGAGGCGAGCCTTCGAAGTCACGAAGGCCCAGGCACTACGCAGGAGGTTGGTCATTATCCCGGTTCCGGTTGAGGCCGAGCTGCTTCCAGACGACACGTTGGATGACCTGAATCGACGCCTCGGCGCCGAGCCATCCGCTGATGCCGACCGTAACGGCCGTCCACTGCAGGCTGAGTCCCGCGATCTGGCATAGCCACATCACGAGGAGCCCGACGAAGCCGGACGCGAGCCCCTGCACGCACGTCGGCCAGAATTGAACAGGTTGGTGAGCGTCCAGCGTCCGGACCACCCGGCCCAGCACGCCGGCGAGCGTCGCAAACGCTGCAAAGGCGGCGGTCTGTAGCCAGCCGTGGTTCGGATCCTCCGGCACCATCACGTCACCTTGCCGCCTGCGGCGATGTAGGCCCGCTGGAGATCAGCCAGGCTGTGTTCGCGCTGGCCGTACCCCGCGCCGGGGAAACTGGCCCAGCGGCTCTTGCACTTCGCCACAGCGGCGGCGACGCGACCGGCGGCGACATCGGCCATCGCTCCGCACTCGCGAATGAGCTGGATCGCCCAGCGGTCCTGGCTAACCGGACCGAAGTCCGGAAGGCGCAACTGGTCGCGGTAGTGCTCCCAGTAGCGGCCCATGAACTGGTAACGCCCTGCGGCGTCCGAGTTCTGGGCGCTGCTGCGCAGGCACGGGTGCTTCGCGTAATCGGTGAAGAGGATCGGACGCGCGGGCGTCGAGCCGACGCAGACGCGATATCCGTCATCCGTTGCCGCCGTCATCAGGCCGGAGCCCAGCTCGGACCACGCGGTCATATCGAGGAACGCGACTACGTTGGAGCCGCCCGCCTCGCTCGCGGTGATCTTTGCCATAGGGCATCCATAGTAGAAATGGGCCCGCGTCATGCGCCGGCGGCCCGTTGGTAAAGGTGGTCAGGCTCAGCTAGCCGTGTCCGGACTGGTCGCCGGAGTCGCCCCAGGGGAGGAAAGCGCACAAGACGGCAGCACCGCGGCGGTTCACACCGGGGCGTGGATGTGCATGTAGCGGGCCTGACCGAGGTAAAATGGACGCGCGGCAATCATGTCCGTAACCAGCAACGAAGGGAAAAAATCGATGCCAGAGCAGCCGCTAATGGAACCGAGACCGCTTTCGGTCATACAACAGATGGACCGCTGCACGGTTCATCTCCGGACGGACGTCGCGACAGGAACCGGATTTTTGTTTGCATTCCGTCCGGAAGACATTGCTGTGGACAAGATCTTCCCAGGGATTGTCACGAATCTACACGTGATCGCCGACGCCAAAACGCTAACACTCACGCTGTCATATCGCGAAAAGGGCACCGGCCGCCTGCTGCATGCTGAAGCCACTAAACCGCTTGCGGAGCTTGCTGTGGTTCCGCATCCCGATGGACTGGATCTGTGCGCGATTTCCCTTACCGCATTCACGCAGCCTCTAACTGATGCAGGACATCAACTGCAAATAACGCTGCTAGACCGGAAGATTATTCCAAACCAAGACACGCTGCAGAGCCTTGAAACACTGCACGATATCGTCATGGTTGGCTACCCAAATTCCTTGTGGGACCAAGCGAATAACAAAGCCATCTTCCGAAAGGGCACCACAGCAACTCATCCTGCGCTCGGGTACAACAATCAGCGTCTTTTCCTGGCGGATATTGCCGTATTCCCAGGATCAAGCGGATCGCCGATCTTTTTGCATGAGGACGGGGTCATCCCGACGGGCGATGGCGGCTATAGCTTCGGTGGCAGCCGGACGATGCTCCTTGGCGTTGTCCACGCGGTCTACCAGCACGAGACGGTCAACGGAAAGCTGAAAATTGTCCAGACGCCGATCGGCGAGACATTCGTCCCCGTCGTCAACATGCCAAACAATCTCGGGCTATGTATCCAGGCGCAGGCAATTTTAGAAATCGAGGCTGTCATCCAGCAACGGTTTTTCGCCGCGCCGAAATTTCCCGGCGGCTACAACATATCGTTCCAAGTGAAATGAAAAAAGCCCCGGAGGCGATCCGGGGCTTTTCTTCGGTGGGATTCCGATGTGTAGCGAAATCTACGCATTTCCCCCCTTGACGTCAAGCGGCTTGTGCGGACATTTTCGCGGGCGCGCGCGAACGGGCATCCGCCGGTCCCCGTAACGCACGCTCTGCGCGCTCCACCGCCGCCTCCATCGTCATCCACAGCCAGCCGACCCCGATGTTGACCAGCAGGTCGAAATCCTTTGGCGCCCGCCTCGGCGCATCGTAGCGAGGCTGGTTGAGCACGACGTTTCGATAGCAGGCCGCGGCGACGAACAGCATCCGGTCTGCGTTGCGCGCGCCGATGTGACCCGCCCCGGCGATCAGCTTGTCCGCCAGCCATGTGACGATCTCGCCGCGGTGTTCCTCGACTCCCGTCGCCATCGCATAGGCAACCCATGGCCCGACGTCCCGGTCGTTCTTGCGGGCCATGGCCAGGGCGAGCGCGGTAGCGTTCTCCGTAGTCATACCGCGCGCGGCATACGGCGTGCCGCCGCCCACCCTGCCCGGCTCTCGCCAGGATGTCGACCCGGCGAGCTGCATGATCCGCTCGAGGAAACCCGTGCGGTCGTTCTGGAGTGCGTTGTTCATGGGTTCCCCTTTGCTTCGGTTATCGGAGGTTGTGACGCTTGCGCCGCTTCAGTTCGCGGCGGATTAGGTCGGACTTGCTTTGCGCGGCCTTGAGGTCGAGCTTCGCCTGGTCGAGTTGGAGGCCAAGGACGACGGTCGGGATTCCCTCGAAGCCTGTTCGCGCCGCCGCTTGGCGAGGCGCGCCTGCATGCGGAGCCACTGCCGGCACTCGGCCTGTTCCTCGGGTTTCAGCGCATCGATCAGCGGCCCCCATTTCATGAAGTCCGGCTCCTTGCGGATGATCTCCAGCGCCTTGCCCAGGTGGTAGTAGATGGTCATTCATGTGCCCTGCCCGGTCAGCGACCACAGGTAGCGGACGCGGCGGTCGCCGGTCGGGAATCGGGTGCGCGCGACACGGCCCATGCGCATCAGGTGGCGCAGATGGGCCGAGGCGTGCTGCGGGGAGATCCCGATCTCTGCGGCGACCTCGCCGGTGACGGCCGGGCCGTCGCCCAGCACGGCGAGGATCCGGCCGCCCTGGGTTGTGGTGTCGACGGTGGTCATGCCGTCTCCAAGGCGGTCACCGCGACAGCGAGCGCGGCCCACGCGTGGGACTTCACGCCGTAGGTCGGTCCCGGGGCCTTCTTCGTGCCAGGCGCGCCGAGCTTGTCGATCAGGGCCTGGCGGATGTTCGGGTCCTTCGCGCGCGTCGTTCCGCATAGGTGCATCTTCACGTCCTTGCGGTAGATCAGCCTGACGGCTTCCGGGTCGTGGCACGCCTGCTGGAAGCGGCCGATCCAGCGCACGGTCTCGAAGACCTCCGCGCCGACGGCCATGCCGTAGCTGGCGATCATCTCGATGGCGATGACCGGATAGTCCCAGCACTTGATGTATCCGATCATCTGACGGTTCGGGATCACGCCTGCATCGCGCGCGCGGCCATCCTCGAAGACGACATAGCCAGACTCGGTTGTGCCTGGATCAATGGCGAGGATCATGCTGCCTCCCGGCGAATGGCTTCCTGCGTCCGAAACACGCCCTCGGCGTGCATCAGGCGCAGTTCGTTGGTGCTGTACGTGGTCTTGAGGCGACCGTCGACGGCGTCGTGGCACTTGTTGCAGCCCCAGGCGCCCTGCGCGTCGTGTGGTTTCATCCCACCGCCGGTGCCGAGCCGGTAGTGGCAGAGCACCGTCGTGCTGCTGTCGAAGCCGCAGACGCCGGGGATGCGGATCATGCACGGCTTGCCGGCTGCGGCCTTGCGCGCGGCCGTCGTCTTCGGGCGCGACCTGCGCGCGAGCGCTCTCCGCTTCGTGGACGCGATGACGTTCAGCGCCTCCGCCGCGCCATCGGCGCGCCCCATGGGCGGCACGCGGCCGAGCGCCTTGCCGCGCGGCATCGGCGTCTTACGGACGAGACCTTTTGAGGGCCTCATGCTGCCCACCGCTGGTCACCGTGAAACGGGTCAGGCGACGGCACGTCGATGCCGGCCTCGGCGCCGACCTGCTGGACCATCTCGTAGAACTGGGCGAAGTCGGCCGTCGCGATGACATCGCGCTCGCCGAACTCGTCGGTGGTCGTGGTGCGGCGCGGCCGCCGGCGCTGCTGCCCGAAGATCGTCACGACCTCCCAGCCGAAGAATCGCCCACAGAACTCGTGGTGCAGTTCCTCGGCGGTGTAGCCGGTGGCCTCGGTCAGCTTCGGATACGCCACGCCCCACAGGGCAGCGTTCTGCGGGCAGGTGCGCTCCTTCCGCGCTTCCTTGATCTCGATGCGCCAGGACTTAGACGCCGGAAGACGATCGACGAAGGCATGAACGTTCGCCAGTACCGCGCCGCGCTCGGGGCCGTTGGCGTTGAGTGTGTATTTCTGGCTCACGCTTCGATCCTCCCCGGCACGATGCCGCGCTTACGCTCGGCCGTCTCGCTGATGCATGCCTTGCACTGGGTGAAGTTCACGTGCCCCGCAACCTCTCGCCAGAACTCGCGCGTGGCGGGATGCCACGAATCTTCGCCATAGCCGCGGCGCACGCAGCTTCTGCACTCCACGTACTCGCCATCAGGGCGGCTCTGGAACTTGTTCCGCCGAGCGGCCGCAGCGGCGGCAGGCGTATCGCTACGGCGCAGGATGCGGTACACGCTATTGCGGGCGATGCCCACGCCATGCGCGATAGCGGCGGCAGGCTCTCCTGCGCGGAAGCGATTCACGACTTGGGCGTGCAAGGTGTTCATCAGGCGGCCCTCGGCGGCTCGGGATCGTCGTTGACGGAGTTCATGGCTGCCAGGCGCTTGGCGACGAAACGGGACGCTTCACGTCCGTCCGTGATGCGGATGGCGCCTTCGCGGCTGCCGCGCTCCATGACGAGCGCGGCACGCGCTGGATCGCCCACCAGGGCGGGAGGCGTCGGCGTTGCATACCCATTCGATCGGTTGTCGGCCTCGTGGCCGCCGATCAGGTAAGGCGAGAAGGCCGGCGTCTCGCGGCGAAGCCGGTAGCCCTGGTATCGCTTCTCGAACTCCCTGGCCTTGAACGGCAGCTCGTCCTCTTTCGCGCCGCACAGGGCGTACCACCCGCCCATCTCGTCCAGCACCACATGGATCAGGGGATCATCGAAGGCGACGGAGCGCATGCGCCCGACCGAGCCAATGGCCTTCGTCACCTTCGCCCAGGCCGTCATACCCTGCGTCGCCGTCGAGCCCTCGATCAGCTTCACGATGTCGGCGACCTTCGGTGCCCATTGCCCGTTGTCCGGGTTCTGCGCGTGCAGGCTGAAGGCACGCGACACGTCCTCGAAGTCGAAGCGCTTCAGCGCGTCCCAGAACACCTGCAGCATGAACTTGGAAACGTCCTTGCTGTAGTACGCCATCGCGTCGTTCATGAGGGTTTTGAATGCAGCCTTCTCGGTGTCTTGCATCGTCGATCCTCCTAGCCTTCGGCGAGCCAGTCGTTACCGACCTGCTCGTTCCGCTGTTCGAGTTGCTGCTGGCGATTCCCGCCGCCCGACTTGGCGGGAATGGTGGTGTTCGTGGCTTGGCCCTTGGGCTCGTAGATTCCGACCCATCCGCAGACGATGGCGTTGTCGATGACCTTGGCCGGGTCGTATCCCTTCGTCCGAAGTTCGCCAACGGCGGCGATCGAGAGTTCGGCAGCGCGCTGGCTCATGGGCTTTCGGATCGACTGGCGATGCTGGACCCAGTGATCCCATGATTCGCCAGGCAGCCACTCCGGCAGGTCGACCGCGAACGCGGGCGCCGGCTTATGACGGTTGCTCTTCTTGACGGTTAGTGATGGTTCTTTACGGTTAGTGTGCGGCTGCTGCACCGGTCGGTGCGGGAGATGCACCGGTTGGTGCGCCTGCTGCACCGGTTCCGATGCGCCATCTGCACCGGTGCTTTTCCCGCACTGGTGCGCCTGCTGCACCGGTTCAATAAAATCAGCCGGGTTGATGACGTAAGTCGTATGCCGTCCATTCGCCCTATCAGCAGCGACAATCCCAGCCTGTTCGAGCCACGCAATCGCATCGATCACTGCCCGCTTGCTGAAACACGTCCGCTCGCAGATCTTCGCGATAGACGGCCAGCAGAAGCCCTGATCGTTCGCATTGTCCGCGAGCGACATCAAGACCGACTTGGGCGTCGGCGGCATCTGTAGCGGCCAGCAGAGGCCCATAAGCATGGTGCTCACTCGGCGGGCCACCACGTCATCGCCAGGGAGCCGTTGACCTCGCAGCGGCGCTTTGCGCCCTTGTAGACGGCACCGGCGGTCTCAGCCTCGGGTAGGCGGCGCGCTACTTCATGCCGAGTGAGCCGCGTATGGCGGGGCAACTCGGCGCTCGTACGACCTGGCGACGCACGCACGAGGTCGATAACCGCGGCCACGTTCGTGCCGCGCTGACCGCTGGCGGTGTGCTGTTCGGCCGCAATGTGCGGTGTCTCTGGATCGGTGGCGCGCGCCGCAGGCGTGTCGATGACGCGCGCCGGCCGGTCCCAGAATGACTCTTGTCGTATGGTCTGTCCCACGTCAGCCCCCGACCGCGGTCCCACCGTGCCGAGCGTGCTCGTCATGGAGTCGGCGAAGGAGGCCAATCAACGCGCCCTGGTATGCAAGGGATGCCTTGCCCAGCGCGCTCATTTCGTTCGGGGTGATGCGGCCGTCGGCCATCGCGTCGTGCAGCTCGCGGTTGAACTCGCCTTCCGCTACGCCGAGGTCGAGCATGCCGTGGAGCACACCCGTGGCCTGGTCCGGATTCTCGATCTTCACCAGTGCGTAGCCGTGCTCGGACGCCAATGCCTGGAGGATTGCGTGGTCGCCGGTGACGGCCATCATGCGGTTGGCCTCGGCAAGCGTCAGGTGGTTGGTGCTGTTGTTGACGTTGACCTTGTTCCGCAGGATGCCTGCAGAGATGCCGATGCGCGGCGCGAGCGATTCCGCCCCGCCTTGGTACTGGTCTACGGTCTGTGCGGCGGCGTCGAGGACATGCATGGCGTGCTCACTTACATGAAGAATTGACGGGGGGATGGCGGTAACGTGTGCGCCATGGAGACAGGGGCGCACGGAAACACGAGAAGGTCAGGCCGCAGCGGGCTCGTCCCACACGTCGGATCGGAGGGACGCGCGAGATACCTCCCCGCCCGTTGCAATATCGATGGCCTTAGCCAAGTCGGTACTGGCCTTCCGGCGGCCGGTGGCGACCTGCCACAGATAGTCCGGGCTCGAATTCACCGCGGTCGCGAGTGCGCGGCGGCGGGCCGTGTCTGCTATGTAGGTAAGAAGGTCCATGGGCGCGATGCTAGCTCAACGCTAGACACGGAAGCAAGCAACAAGCTAGACCGCGTCACTCTAGCGCGTTGCTAGACTTCACCCCATGCGACCGATCAAAGACTTACGAAGGGAAAACCTGTCCAACCTCGCGTCGGAGTACGGCGGGCAGTCCGTTATTGCGGCTGCGATAAAGCGGGATCGGAACCAGGTCTACCAGTGGCTGCTGGACCCGAGCCATCCTTCGGCGCGCGGTATCGGCGATCCCATGGCCCGCAGGATCGAGGAGGCGTTAAATCTCCCTTCGGGATGGCTCGACACCGTGCATATGACCGTCGCGGATGCGCTGACGATCGCAGACTCGGCTCTGCCGTCTCAGTCAGTACCGAGATTTGAGACGGACGAGAGCTACGTTCGGTTCCCTCTGATGGAGGGATTCGCGGGCATGGGAAAAGGTGACTACGTTGCGGATTACCCGGAAGTCGTCGAGAGCCTGCGCGTCTCGCGAGAGTGGGTTGAGCGCAAGTTGCCAGGCGTGCCGCCGGATGCAATCCGCGTCATCACTGGCCGCGGCGACAGCATGAAGGGCCAGTACAACGATGGCGATCTCATTTTCATCGACACGCGGATTCGCACCTTTGACCAAGACTCGGCGTACTGTTTCCGATGGGAAGGCCGAGTCCTGGTCAAACGTCTTCAATTCGTGGGCCGAGGCATGCTTCGTATCCTGAGCAAGAACCCGGACTACCCGGCGATCGACGCGCCGTTGGACGAGATAGAAATCGGTGGCAGGGCTTTGGCTGCCTGGACACTCCGAGAGTTCTGACCGAGGGACGACACATGGGCCTGCTCGACCTGCTCAACATCGGCACGAAAACAGCCGTGGCGGATATCGCGAAAGAACTGGAGGCAGTCCTCTCGCCTGCCGAATCAGTGGAGCAGGCGTACAAATTGGTGCGCGACTTCTTCGTCTTCACCAACTGGCGCCTGCTGCTCGTAAACAAGCAGGGGATCACAGGAAAGAAGGTCGAGTACCACACCATCCCCTATCGCTCGATCACGCATTTCAGTGTCGAAACGGCCGGCACCTTCGACATCGAGGGCGAGCTGAAAATATGGGTGAGCGGAAGGCACGAACCGTTCCAGCAGATGTTCAGCGCTGCAACCGACATCCTCGAGGTCCAGCGGACCCTTGCGGCACACATCGGTAAGTGAGAGGCGCGATCGCCGGACCCGCCCACGAGCGCAGATCCGGGGCGTCTAGCTGACCGAAAATATTTCTGTCTAGCTACTTGCTATTAGTCTAGCTGCTTGCTAGATTTGTCTCCAACGCCGGACACCCCGGCTTGGAGATGGCAATGTCCCTCACCTTCGTCCCGATGACCGACAAGCACCTGGCCGCCAGCCTTGAGGTCGGCGAGTCCGCTGGGAAGGTCTACAAGATGGCCAAGGGCGCCGAGGCCCTGGGCTTTCCCGAGGCAGTGCTCGGCGATCTGCGTATCGCCCACGCCGCGTTGAACCGCGCCGCCTGCTCGCTGATGGGCGTTGCGATCCGCGACAACGACCCGAGCGGCGCGGTTGCCCACTACAGCGCGATGGCAGTCGAAGCCGGGCGCGAAGCTTCGGGCGGTGCGGCATGAGCGGAATATCTCTCGTCCGCCACTTCGCCCAAGCCTTCGTGCGTGCAGCTGGGTTCGACCTTGCCGCCGTTGACATCAAGGTCAAGGAGTCGCCGGCTTGCCGTCGTCGTCAGACCGATCGTCCCGCGTACGACGTCTGGGTTCGACCGCACGGCGCCTCGCGCGGTCGCCAGGTCGGAACCGTGATCTTCGACGTCCCGGGTGCCGCATGAGCGCCTACACCGAGCAGCAGCGCGAGGACGCCATCGAGGAAATGATGGGCCAGCGCCGGTACGTGGAGGACTTCCTGTTCCAGGGCGAGGCCGATCCGACCGAGGTCGTGATTCTCCTCATGTCCCGCGACCTCCCGATGCAGACCCGCGACAGCCGCGACGACGCGCTGATCGACGCTTACGGCGCGCAGCGTGACGCCCTCCGCGAAGCCTTCACCGCGTACGCCAACGAAACGCCGCTCGGCCAGCGCCGGAGCCGCGTCGACCGCTACCTCGATTTCCACGAAGCCAACCGCCTGGAGGATGCCGCGTGAGCAACGTCGTTCCCACCACCCACATGCAGTACGCCCGGCGCATCCGCCGCTACGGTCGCCAGAACGGCGTGACCGAGGCCGAGATGCGCGCGGCGATCCGCGCCGGCCTGCCGCTGCTGACCGAGCGCACGCCGGAGTCCGTTTCCTACGAGCACGCCCGCCGCTTCCGGGGTGTGATCCCGACCGGGAGCACTGCGGCATGAGCTTTTCCATCGACTTGACGCCAGCGCAGCTGGAGAAAATCCAGAAGGACGTGATCCGGCAGGTGCAGGAGAAGCTGCTCGCTGACGTTTTCGCATCCTTCAACGTCAAACAGCTGGCTGGCGAGGTGAAAAACGAAATCGTTCGCCAGGCCGCAGCGAAGATCGCGACGGAACTGAAAGAGAAGTACCGGGAGAGCGAGATCATCAATCGCGCACTCCAGTCTGCCGAATCGCAGGTCTACAACCAGATCAACGAGAAGTTGCGCAATGGCATCACGGTGCGCTTCGCATGAACGACTTCGACGACTACATGGCGCACATCCGCGCGGCAGCCAATGCGCGCAAGCCCATCACCCGTGCCGAGTGGCAGTTCCTGGGCGTCTACCTAGGCCTGGTTGCCACGGCCGCGCTTATCGCGCTGGCAACCGGCCACTGATTTACGGCAGAGCGGCGTGGAAGGACACGCACGTGAAGCGCTAGTGCGACGGGGAATGGCGCGTGAGCAGGCTGGATCCTGCGAAGAAAGCTCCCCGCAGCCGGTATCGATCCCGGCCTCTGCCAACCACTCACAACACGCCGGCGGCGCCGGCAAGGAATTCGACATGACGACGAACACCCGCATTGCCCTCACCCCGGTGGAGTCCTCGCAGATCCACAGCATCGGCCACGACGCCGCGACCAACACGCTGGCCATCCGCTTCAAGAACTACGAAGGCGACGCCCGGAGCCTGTACCACTACGACAACTTCACCACCGCCGACTTCGCCGCGTTCCAGGGCGCCGAGTCCATCGGCCGGCACTTCGGCCAGCACATCAAGAACGCGACCGAGAAGTACCCGTTCCGGAAGGTCGATGAGAGCCAATTGGACGCCGGTAAGCGTGTCTTCCGCTTCGCGGCTGGTATGGACATCAGCGTGACGGTCGAGGTCGACCTCAACGTGCTGACCCCCGCGGTCGCAACCGAGATCAACAACTTCTGGTCCTCTGCCGAAGAAGTGCTCGACGTGTCGGACGGCGACGTTGTCGTTGCCGCCGCTCGCCGCGCTGCCGCTGTTTACGTCAGCGAACTCGTCATCGGAAGGCCGACGTTCGTCGCGGAGCGCGAATTGGCCCGCGAGGAAGGGTGGCCGCCGGAGGACCAGATCGGCATCCGCATCGTGGACTTCGACGTCCCCGACTACTCGCCGTCGGAACTTGAGTTCGAAGAACTCGCCGCCTAACCCATCTCCCACACCGCGCCGGCGGATACCGGCAAAGGATTCCGATGAACGCCTCCGCCACGCAGCAGGTCGCGATCGCAACGCAGCCTCGCCAGCAGCTCGACCTCAGCCCGCAGACCTTCGACCAGGCGATTCAGTTCTGCGACTACCTCGCCGAAAGCGACCTGGTGCCCAAGGACTTCAAGGGCAAGCCGGCCAACTGCCTGATCGCGATCCAGTGGGGTGCGGAGTTGGGGCTGAAGCCGCTCCAGGCCATCCAGAACATCGCGATCATCAACGGTCGCCCTTCCCTTTGGGGCGACGCAGTGCTCGCCCTCGTGCGCAGCTCGCCGCTGTGCGAGTACGTGACCGAGACGGACGACGGAAACAAAGCTACCTGCCGCGCAAAGCGTCGTGGCGAGCCCGAGATCGTGGCTACGTTCAGCATGGATGACGCCAAGGTCGCCGGCTTGTTCGGCAAGACCGGGCCCTGGACGCAGTACCCGAAGCGCATGCGGCAGATGCGCGCTCGTGCCTTCGCCCTCCGCGACGCCTTCGCCGACGTTATCAAGGGCATGGCCATCGCCGAGGAAATGATGGACATCCAGAGCGGCGATGCGCAGACGACCGTCACGGTCCGCGTTGAGCCCGCGCCCTATCCGGCTGAGGATTTCAACAAGAACCTGCCGACATGGCTGGGCGTGATCGCCGACGGCCGCCGCAGCGCCGACGACATCATCGCCATGGCCGAAACGAAGGGCCGTCTGTCCGACGAACAGAAATCGAAGATCCGCGGCGAGTCCGTTGCCGACGAAGTCGAGGAGACCGAACAGTGAAGATTCTCAAACTGATCCAGGGAACCGAGGTGTGGCACCTGCACCGCGCCACCCACCTCAACGCCAGCGATTCGCCCGCCATGCTTGGCGTGTCGTCCTACAAGACCCGCGACCAACTGATCCGCGAGAAGGCCACGGGCATCACGCCCGAGGTCGACAGCGCGACGCAGCAGCGCTTCGATGAAGGACACCGTGCCGAAGCCCTGGCCCGGCCGCTGGCCGAGGCCATCGTCGGCGAAGACCTGTTCCCCTGCGTCGGCGAGCTGGGCAAGTTCTCGGCCAGCTTCGACGGCCTCACGATGCTCGGCGACACCGCCTTCGAGCACAAGTCGCTCAACGACAAGCTGCGCGCCGCGATCCGCCAGCAGGGCGGCAACGCCAACGACTTCCTGCCCGAACTCTACCTGGTCCAGATGGAGCACCAGTGCATGGTGTCTGGCGCCGAGCGCGTGCTGTTCATGGCCTCGAAGTGGGCCGGCGACGAGCTGGTCGAGGAGCGCCACTGCTGGTACACGGCGGACGCCGACCGCCGCGCCCGCGTCGTCGCCGGCTGGGAGCAGTTCGAGGTCGACGTCGCCGCGTATCAGCCCGAAGACGGTGCCGCGCCTGTGGTCATCGCCGGCCGCGCTCCGGAGCAGCTCCCGGCCCTGCGCGTCGAGGTCACCGGCATGGTCACGGCCAGCAACCTGGCCGAGTTCAAGGTCAATGCCATGGCCGTGCTCGGCACCATCAACCGCGACCTGCAGACCGACGAGGACTTCGCCAACGCCGACAAGACGGTGAAGTGGTGCAAGGACGTCGAGGAGAAGCTGGACCTGACCAAGCAGCAGGTGCTGGGCCAGACCGCCGATATCGCGGCCGTCTTCCGCACCATGGACGAAGTGGCCGAGGAGACGCGCCGCGTCCGCCTGGAACTCGACCGCCTGGTGAAGACCGAGAAGGAGCGCCGCCGCAGCGAGATCGTCTCCAAGGGTGTGGCCGACGTGCGCGCCCACTACGAGACGATCAACGCCACGCTCGGCCAGCACGCGCTGCACGTCCCGGCGAGCATTCAGAGCGTCGTTGGCGAGGCCATCAAGGGCAAGAAGACGATCACCACCATCCGCGAGGCGGCGAACGGCGCGGCGGCCAACCTGAAAATCGCCGCCAGCCAGACGGCGGAGCGCGTGCGCGGCAACGTCGCGATCCTGGCTGAGTACCCGGATCACGCCCACCTTTTCGCCGACCGCGTGCAGCTGTGCGCCTCCAAGGAGCCCGCCGACCTGCGCAACCTGGCCGTCGCCCGCATCGCCGAACACCGCGAGCAGCAGGAAGCCCGCGAGGTTGCGCAGCGCGAGCGCATCCGCCAGGAGGAAGTGGCGAAGCTCGAGCGTGAGCGGGCCGCCGAGGAACAGGAGCGCGCCGCTGCCGCCGAGCGTGACCGTGTCGCCGCCGAGCGCGAGGAAGCGGAGCGGGCGCGCGCGGAGCAGCCAGTGCCCCAGCCGGTCGCAGCGGCGCCGTCACCCGTCCAGCAGCTGGTGCAGCAGATCGCCGAGCCGACCCTGCCCTTTGACGCCTCGCCCGCGCCCAGCGGCGGACCGCGCCGCACGGTGAAGCTGGGCGAGATCAATGCCCGCATCGCCCCTCTGTCCATCACGGCCGAGGGCCTGGCCTCCATCGGCTTCCAGCCGGTCGGCACCGAGCGCGCCGCGAAGCTCTACGCCGAGAGTGACCTGCTCGCGATCTACCGCGGCATGTGGCGCGTGATCGAGAACGCGGCCAACCAGCTGAAGCAGGCTGCCTGACCATGGACCGCTCCGCCGAGTTCGACCTGACCGAGCAGAACGGCAAGTCGCCCTGGAACCCGAGCCGCAAGGCCACGGCTCGAGTGCCGGAGCCCCATCTGCCGGCGCCGACCGTATGCCGCTATGACGGCGCGCCGGTCGAGATCCTGCACCACGTAGAGGTGTATGGCCGCGTCTACGGTGAATGGCCGTGGATGTACGTCTGCACCGAGTGCGAGGCGCGCTGCGGCATGCACCCCTTCACCGCCATCCCGCTGGGCACGATCGCCGACGACGAGCTGCGCAAGGTCCGGACCAGCTGCAAGCCAGTGTTCGAACGCCTCTGGAAGTCCGGACGCATGGACCGGTCGAAGGCTTACGCCTGGCTCGCGAAGCAGCTCGGCATCGACGTCGAGGCCTGCCACTGGGGCCTGTTCGAGGTCGATACCTGCCTGCGCGCCCGGGATCTCTGCCGAGAGCTGGTGGCATGACCGCCGAGCTGCAGACCGACTTCTGGCCCGACGGCGTGTACGACGTCGCCGAGACCGGCCGCCGCGAGTTCTGGCGCGACGGCCGCCTCTGCCGCTACGCCCGCAAAAACACCGTTGGCCTCCCGAGCCCGTGCTTCAGCGAGATGAAGCACGAGTGGGGCTATTACCCGGACTTGCCGGCGAGCGCCGCAAAGGAAGCAGCATGACCGACCCATATCGCGATTTCCTCGAGCGCAAGGTCCGTATGGCGCCCTCGGCCGGCTTCGACGTCGCCGACGAGGACGTGCACCCGATCCTGCTGCCTCACCAGCGCGCCGCCGTGCGCTGGGCATGCGCCGGCGGCCGCCGCGCGCTGTTCGAGGCCTTCGGCTTGGGCAAGAGCGTGCAGCAGCTGGAGGTCGTCCGGCTGGCCATGGCCCACGCCAGCGGCGCCGGGCTGATCGTGGTGCCGCTTGGCGTGCGCCAGGAGTTCCGTCGCGACGCCGCCATGCTGGGCATCGAGACGCGGTTCATCCGTACCACGGCCGAGGTCGACCTCGACTTCACCGGCGTCCACCTGACCAACTACGAGAGCGTGCGGGACGGCAAGCTGGACCCGAACGTGTTCGCGGTCGCCAGCCTGGACGAGGCTTCCGTGCTGCGCAGCTTCGGCTCGAAGACCTACCAGGCGTTCCTCTCGCTGTTCGAGGCCGTGCGCTTCCGCTTCGTCGCCACAGCCACGCCCTCGCCGAACCGCTACAAGGAGCTGATCCACTACGCCGGCTTCCTCGGCGTGATGGACACGGGCCAGGCCCTGACGCGCTGGTTCAAGCGCGACAGCACGAAGGCGAACAACCTGACGCTGTACCCGCATAAGGAGCGTGAGTTCTGGCTATGGGTCGCCTCGTGGGCGTTGTTCCTGCAGCGGCCATCGGACCTGGGCTTCAGCGACGAAGGCTACGACCTGCCGCCGCTGACGATCCACTACGTCGAGGTGCCCGTCGATCACGGGAGCGCCGAGGCTGATCGGGATGGCCAGGGCAACCTCTTCCGTGACGCGGCGATGGGTCTTCGCGACGCGGCGCGGGAGAAGCGCGACACCCTGCCGGCCCGCGTCGCGGCGGTGAGCCGGATCCTCGCGGACAACGCCGACGATCACTTCCTGATCTGGCACGACCTCGAAGCGGAGCGCCACGCGATCGCCTCGGCCGTGCCCGGCGTGGTCAGCGTTTACGGCGAGCAAGATCTGGACGACCGAGAGGCCGCTGTCATCGGCTTCAGCGAGGGCGAGATCGCCCGGTTGTCCGGCAAGCCCGTCCTGATGGGAAGCGGCTGCAACTTCCAGCGGCACTGCCACAAGGCCGTGTACGCCGGCATCGGCTTCAAGTTCAACGACTTTATTCAGTCCATTCACCGCATCCAGCGGTTCCAGCAGCGCCACCCGGTCGAGATCTGGATCGTCTACGCCGAGAGCGAGCGCGAAGTGCTCGCCACGCTGCAGGCGAAGTGGACCCGACACGACATCATGGTGGGGAAAATGAGCGAGATCATCCGGGAATACGGTCTGAGCCACGCGGCGATGGCTGACGTGCTGTCGCGCTCCATCGGCGTCGAGCGCATCGAGGTCAGCGGCCGCGATTGGGTGGTGGCGAACAACGACTGCGTCGCCGAGACGCGCACCATGGCCGACAACTCGGTCGACCTTGTGGTTACGTCGATCCCGTTCGCCAACCACTACGAGTACAGCCCGAGCTACAACGATTTCGGGCACACCGACGACAACGCGCATTTCTGGGCGCAGATGGACTTCCTGTCCAAGGAGCTGCTGCGGATCCTGAAGCCTGGCCGCGTCGCCGCGATCCACGTCAAGGACCGTATTGAGTTTGGCGCCGTCACCGGTGCCGGCGTCCCCACTGTCAGCCCCTTCCACGCCGAAGCGATCTTCCACTACCGGTCCCATGGCTTCGACTACATGGGCCTGATCACGGTCGTGACGGACGTGGTGCGCGAGAACAACCAGACCTACCGGCTCGGCTGGTCGGAGCAGTGCAAGGACGGCACAAAGATGGGCGTCGGCAGCCCGGAGTACATCGTGCTCCTGCACAAGCCGCAGACCGACCGGACGAAGGGGTACGCGGACCAACCTGTGCGCAAGGACAAGGCCTCCTACACGCGCGCCCACTGGCAGGTCGACGCGCACGCCTTCTGGCGGTCGTCTGGCCAGCGCATGCCGACGGTGGACGAGCTGGCCGCCCTGGGCCCGGACAAGCTGGCGAAGCTGTTCACCCAGTACAGCCTGGCGAACCTCTACGACTACGAGTCCCACGTCCGCATCGGCGAGGCTCTGGAGGCGCGCGGCGCCCTGCCGTCGACCTTCATGTCCCTCGCTCCGGGCAGCCACCACCCGGACGTGTGGCACGACGTCAACCGCATGCTGACGTTGAACGGTGAGCAGACCCGCCGCGGCCTCGAAAACCATATCTGCCCGCTGCAGTTCGACATCGTCGATCGCTTGATCGAGCGCTTCAGCAACCGCGGTGAGCTGGTCTTCGATCCGTTCGGCGGGCTGTTCACGGTGCCGCTGCGCGCCATCCGCGCCGGACGCCGCGGCCGCGCCGTGGAACTGAGCACGCCCTATTTCTTCGACGGCATCAAGCACCTCCAGGCCGCTGAGGCCGAGATCTCCATGCCGTCCCTGTTCGACACCCTTCCGCCGGCGCAGGAGGCCGCATGACCACGCACTGGACCATTTACGTCAGAGGTTACGGCGCCTTCCTGTTCGAGGGCACCGAGGCGCAGGCCGAGGAGATGCGCGCGCACAAGGCGCGCTGGGAACGCGGCATCGGCAAGAAGCGTCCGGCCGACGAGGCCGAGGTCTCGACAGGCAAGGCGAGCGACTGCCTCAACCACCCGGGCTACGCCAGCCGCCATTTCTACGCCGACTGCCCGTGTCCCGACATGGACTGCGTGGTGAATGCTCAACGCCGCCTGGGGTACGCCGCATGACCACGAAGCGAATCACCCAGCGCGAGGCGCGGCTTTCAGATGAGAGACGTCACCTGCTGAGATTCAACGGCGGCAACACCGCGCGAGAGTGCTTGCGCGGCAGCCTCCTCTCTTGTCGCGCACGTATCCGAAATCGGCCCTGCGGACGGAAACGTTGCGCCAGGCGACCTTATCCAAGCCTGCGAGCGCCACACATGAATGTCTGGCAGCGTTCTAGCTTCGACCGTGCTGACGGTGGTTCCACCTACTTTCGATTCGGCCATTTCCTTAACCTCGATTGGACTGGGTTGAGCCTAGCTCTCGTCGGTAGGGCATCACAAGATGGGAAAGTTTCAACATGAATGAACTCTGGAGTCTTTACATCGCCGGTCCCGACGATCTCGTCGCGATGCCGTCGAAAGCGGTCGCCGAGGCCGTCGCGCGGAACTTCAACGCCGTGTGGGACCGCTACGGCGCCGAACGCGACATCAAGGTGCATGCCGTCGCGCATGTCGAGCCCTGGATGCATGGCAAGGCGGCGCATACCAAGGACCTGCGAGAGCACTTCCACGAGTACGCCGAGCTGGTGCTCGACGAAGAAACCCCGCCGAGCGCCGAGCCTGCGCAGCATGTAGATAGGGTGAGCGTACCGACCCCGACCTCCATTGATCGCCGGCACCCGAACCAGGCTTACGTGACTGTCGGCTTCGATACCGAATCCGACTGCATCCTTTTCATCAAGGCTTGCGGCGCGGGCCCGTCTGCCGCTCTCGCCCATCCGCGCCCCCCAGTGACGCCCGAGCGTCGCGACTCTGATCTGCACGCGTCCGCGCCGGACCAGCATCACGAGGTCGCGCGCGCGGTGTGGGAGCACATGAACCGCCGCTCGGCTCCGGGCGTCATCATGTCGATGGCATACACCGCCGTACTGCACGCGCTATCGAACGCCGCCCCCACGGTCGAGCAGGCTGGGGAGGCGGTGGAGCCGAAGTGGCCTGGCCCGTGGAACGGCCACCACTTTCCCGTCGATGCCATTGCCAAGGTCTTCGGCAAGGCCGCGTTCGAAGCCGCCACGGTGCCTCGTCTGAGTGATCCCAAATACACAGAGATCGGCATCTTTCTCCTTCAACAGCTCGGCGCGAAGGGGTTTGGTATTTGCCGTGACCAGCCGCGCCCCGTGGGCGTGCAGGATGGGTGGCACAAGATTGGCTTCATCGAGCTACCCGCGCTCGCGCGGCTCATGGAGGGAGGCAAGCAATCGGAAACGTTGTTCGTCACCCCCGGCGGTTACAAGCCGCAGGACGTCTACGTGAAGCTCGCCGCCGCGCCCGCGCCCGCGCCAGCTCCGGCGAAGGCGGGTGAGGCATGAGCACCGACAGCGCGACCCTGACCGCCCTCTTCGACCTGTTCCGCCAGCGCGAGCAGCTTGGCCTGGCCAAGTACGGCACCACCGTCGATCGGACCGACCTGACGCCGGCACGGTGGCGCCAGCACCACCGCGAGGAACTCATGGACGCTCTGCTCTACTCGCTGGCCGAGGAGCGGGAGCAGGCCGAGACCTTCCAGGCTCGCGTGTCGACCTGGATGGATCAGTGCTTCCTGCCGTCGCTCTACAGCAACATGACCGAGCGCGGCGATCGCCTGCTCGAGGAAGTGCTCGAACTGCTCCAGTCGAAGGGTTACGACCGCGTACGCGTGGCCACGCTGGTGGACTACGTCTTCGGTCGCCCTGCAGGCGAGCCTTCGCAGGAAGTCGGCGGCGTCATGGTCACCCTCGCCGGATATTGCTGGATCGCGGGCCTCGACATGCACGCCGACGGCGAGCGCGAGCTGGACCGCATCAACCAGCCCGAGGTCATGGCGAAGATCCGCGCCAAGCAGGAAGCGAAGAATGCCCTGCACTTCGACACGCCGCTGCCGGGCAACGCTCTGGACAAGGAATTCTAGACCGTGCCGACAAGGTCAATCCAAACCAATGCTCAGCGTGCTCCTCGTCATGAGGAGGCGATGGTGCAAATCGCGAAGTTCATCGCGTGCCTCCTCCAGCTCGTCGGCGTCAAGCGGCACGTCGCCAAAGACGCTGTCGGCCACTCGGTCGATAGTCCGATAAGCCTCCGCTATCTCGAAGTAGCAGTCGATCAAGTAGGAGTCGCCGAGTTCGTGCACAGGAAAAGTGGAGAGCTGGAAGTCGTTAGCAAGGCCCAGTGGACCGCTCGCGGTCAACGGTTCGGCCGCCGTGTCGCGGAAACCAATCACGTAGCCGTCGAGCGACTTCACGGCTCGCTCGGACACGCGTTCCGCCACTCGTGCGTAAGCCCTAAGTGCGTGCGTGAGATTTTTTTTTCGCGACGCGCGCTGCAGGCGCTCCTGATGGACCGGGATCCACGTAGCGACCACGATCGCCACAACACTGCCGACGGCCTGCACCCAAGCCGCCCATTCGGAACTTCCCATGCGTGAACTCCCCATCCTATTCAGTGCAACGATGGTGCGCGCCATCCTCGAGGGCCGCAAGACGGTGACGCGGCGGGTGGTCAAAGACATCCCCTGGCTGCCTGGGGTCAACGAGAGGTTCAGCCAGGCACGCAGCTTCTCCAATGGTGGCCTGTTCCACATCGCCGGCAGCCTGGAGATGACGAAGGGCTTTCGCTGCCCCTACGGCCAGGTCGGAGACCGGCTCTGGGTGAAGGAGGCGTGGCGGGTGGCTCGCCGCTGGGACGCGACTCCATCGTCGGCCCTACCCCACGAGAACGGTTTGACGGTCGCCTACGCGGCCGGCGGCTCGCGCGCGCACGACGACACGGCCCGATTCGTCAACGACGATGCCTATTCGCCCTGGGATGCGGAGTGGGTGGGCAGAACCAGATCGCCCATCCACATGCCCCGCTGGGCCAGTCGGATCACCCTGGAGGTGACCGCCGTGCGCGTGGAGCGGTTGCAGGATGTCAGCGAGCAGAGCGCATGGGACGAGGGCGTCCAGAAATTCATGGGCGGTCCGACGCCCTGGAAGAGCGTCGTCGCGCCGGCGTCCGTGCACGGGTTCGCCGCCGTGTGGGAATCGATCAACGGCGCCGGCAGCTGGGCCGCGAACCCGTGGGTCTGGGTCGTGGAGTTCAAACGAATCGAGAAGGAGGTGCCGCATGGCGGCTGACGATAAGCTGTGCCTGTCCCGCGAGGAGATCGCCGAGCTGACGCGCGCCCATACCCGAGCGACGCAGCTGGCCTTTCTCCGCCGGAACGGGATCAGGCACTATGTCGACAACCAGGGGTGGCCGGTGGTAACCCACGCGGCGGTGGCCGGCGAGGCAGCGCGCGCCGCGCAGGCCCGCCCGATCTGGACCCCGAACAAGGCTGCATAGGATGGGACGAAGGCCCTCAAGACCCGATGCCGTGCCGCGCCTACGGGCGCGCCGCAAGCCGTCGGGCGTGATTCACTACTACTACGACCACGGCGGCAAGCCACGGCGCGAGGAGCCGCTCGGGTCCGATTACGGCCTCGCCGTCCAGAAATGGGCTGAGTACGAGCGCAGCCGCTACGCACGCGAGAAGCTGGCCGAGGTGATCACCTTCCGCTACGTGGCCGACCGCTACCGTGCCGTAGTGATGCCGACGAAGTCGCCGGCGACCCAGGCATGCAACGCGCGCGAGCTGAAGCAGCTGCTCGACTTCTTCGACGACCCGCCAGGCCCGCTCGACGCCATCACCCCGGTTCACGTCCGCCAGTACATGACGCACCGCGCCGGATCACCCGTGCGCGCCAATCGCGAGAAGGCACTGCTGTCCCACCTTTGGAACTTCGCGCGAGATGCAGGCTACACCGCGCTGGCGAACCCGTGCGCCGGCATCAAGGGCAACAAGGAGAAGGCCCGCGACGTTTACGTGGACGACGCGACCTACCTGGCGTTCTGGAAAGCGGCCGACCGGCCGCTGCGCGACGCCATGGATCTCGCCTACCTGACCGGCCAGCGGCCGGCCGATGTCCTGCGCATGCAGGAGACGGATGTCCGGGATGGATCGCTCGAGCTGACGCAGGCGAAGACTGGCGCGAAGCTGCGAATCGGGGTGACGGGCGAGCTGGCTGACCTGCTTGCCAGGATCGCTGAACGCAAGCGGGACCATGCGGTGCGCGCGATGCGGCTGATTGTGGACGAGGACGGGAGGCCCCTTACGGCAGCGAAGCTGCGGGGCCGGTTCAACAAGGTCCGCGAGGATACCGGGCTCCGGTTCCAGTTCCGCGACCTGCGCGCGAAGGCAGCGTCGGACAAGGCGGACTCGAGCGGCGATATCCGGCAGGCGCAGCGTCAGCTGGGCCACACGTCGGTCGTTATGACAGAGGCGTACGTCCGATCCAGGCGCGGTGCCAAGGTCGACCCGACGAAGTGA